GTTGGTTCGTATTGTGTATCGGTTACAACTGTTTCAAATATTTTATAAATAGATGCTAATGTTTTATAATTAGAAATTGGAGATTTGATAAACTCATCTAAATCATAAGTTTCTTTAATCTCTTTTATAAGATTGTATTTTTCTTTTGTAAGTTTTTTCTCATCGATTTTCTTACGAGCTTCTAATATTGTATTAATGAATTGTTCAGCCTTTGATTCTGAATTATATTTTTCATTAATAAGATATTGATATAATTTCAATTCTTTTGATAATTCTTGCTTAGAATTAAAGTGTTCTTTTAAAAGTTTTTCAGCTACTGACTTACTAGATGACATTACTTCTGCAGTAATTTGTCTTACTAATAATTCAAATATAAATCCCGTATTTTTAAATTTCGAATGTTTTATTTTTTTCATCAAATTATACAATTATTCTGATATAAATATATTTTATTATTGGTTTAATACTATTTTGTGTTATCTTCTGTTAAAATAGTCTTTTTATTTCCGTTCATGTCTTTAAATATCTCTAAATACGAATCTCTTGCTTTGTATTTTACCGAACCTTCTTTTTGTTTAAGGGTTTTAATACCTAATGGGTCTCTACCTTCTGGGTGGTCATCTTTACCATATCTAACAGGGTCTTTTGGTCTACCAACACCATCTTCTTCTAGTTCCGATTTTAATCTATCCAATTCTTCTTCTACATTTGTTGCACCATCCGTACCTGTTTCTTTTGCAGGGTCTACACCTTGTGTTTCAATTGAGGTTAAACGGAATGTTTGTTTTGTATCATCTAATACCTGTAATGTCATTGTATCTTGCTCATCTTTTGCAAGTTTCATTACTGCCTCATACATCCATTCTTTAGAGAACATTTTAGTTTGTTGCATTTGTTGAATTAATGCTACTTTAGAAGTGTATAATTCAACTTGCTCTTGTTCGTAAATTTTTGATGGTATTGTAAGTTCCAATGTAAAATCAGTTAATCTATCATCAGTAATACCTTGTGCATATAAGTGAACAATTGCTACTTTAGTTAATTCCGAAATCAATACTCTTTGTATTCTTTCAATAGTTTTTGCAAATCTAACATCTTGTGCTGCAAGAGTTGCTTTACCATTTACATCTTCTTCATATCCTAAGAATGCTTTTGGAATTTTTAATGCTGCCATTAACTTACCCTTTAAGTAGTTAATATCATCAATCATATTATATTCCAAACCTTTTAATGTATCAATTGAAGTACCATTATCATTACCACGAACTGGCATGTAATAATCTTCAATAAGGTTTTGCATATTGTACTTTAAATTATAATCACCAGTTCTTTCGTCTACAAATGGAACCTTTTTAGAACCATTGATAATTTTTTGCATGTAGTTATCGACCTCATTCGGTGGAATATTACCTACATCAATTTTGAATATTCTTTTTTCAGGAGCTCTCATTACTCTATGAATTAACATCGCATCTTCCATCAACATCAATTGTTTCCAAACTCTTCTTGCACCTTCAATCATAGATTTTCCGTAAGGTAAAAAGTTTGAATCTGAGTTTAATCTAAAGTGAGCCATTTCATAGTTTTCAAATTCTTTCTTTGGAGTTTGACCATATCCACCTGATGGGTTTTGGTATGGTGCGTATATGAATTTAACTCTTTGTGGATTTTCTGGGTCAAAATTTTCAACTCTACTAACTTCGTATGTTGATAATGGCATTACATTTACAATACCCAATTTATCTGCTATTTCCAATTGTAAAAAGAAATCACCATATTTTACTAAATTTCTAGTCCATGGCCATAAATTGAATTCTACATTAATAATATCGTAAAATAAATTTTCTAATATTTGTTTTATTTGGTCATCTTCATGATGAATTTTTAAAACATTACCCATTTCGTTTCTTGCAGTAGTTTCATCCGAATATACATCTAATGCCGATGATAGAATCGGGTCCATATCCATAGAATCGTAATCTCTAAACAAGTCAATTCTAACTTGTTGATATGCCATTGATGATTGTGTTGCACCCGTACCATAGTTAGTCACTTTCATTTTCATAAAGCGGTCAACTAAGTTTGTGGTCATGTTCTGCCACTCATCGGTATCAACAACCTTTACACCATCTTGCGTTTTACGGACAATAGTATTTGTTGAAAATAATTTTTGTAACCTACTAAATATTGTTTTATCTGCCATTTTTGTTTATATTATCTTTAAATATACGGAAAATATTTGAGTTTTCCAAATATTACCATTTTCTACAACTCCAATATCTTGCTTTATGTCTTGGTCCTGGACTATCACAATTATGTCTTGCTCTAAATGATTTTCTAGCAGCAGGATTGGATTTTCTTATTCTCATTGTTTTTTCACCTTTGGATGCTGCGGATGTTCCACCATGTCCAAAGTTTACCTTCACTACATTACCAGCTGGGTTTTTTACATATACTTTAAATTTCTTTACATCACCTGCCATTGGTTTTCCCAACTTAACTTCTCTACCCTGATATTCTGCTTCTCTTAAACATTGACATCCTTCATTTAAGTTTTTATCATATGCTCTCATAAATGAAATGAAATCCTCCATATCCTCATCTTCTACATCATATTCTTCAGGTTCAACTAAACCATAATTTACATCATCGTCACTATTAATATCTTCACTTATAGGAACACAATTTGGAACCATTTTACCATTTTTCATTTTACCACCAACTTGTTTATATCCTTCCCAACAAGCTTCGTTTACTATACTTTCACCAAACATACCTACAAAATCACCTTGATATCTATTACCAGGTCTACCTGACATTGCAGTTGCAAAATCTTTTCTAACTTTTTCTTTTCCTTTAGTTATAAAGTTAAAAAGGTTTTTAGCATTCAAATTAAAATCATCTATAAATTTTTGTACTATACTATCACGTGTGCCGGTCAATCTAGCAATTTCTTTTGCTTCTCTGCCCACCATTTCACTTACTACATTTTCACTACAAGTTTTCCAACCTCCACCTTTTTCTTTGTAATTTTTTGCTGCCCAACCATTTGCATATGCAGAAGGATATACATCGAACTTAGATTTTGCTGCCGATTTACTTGCCGACCATTTACCTGGGTCTGTTGGGCAATTCTTTTCTAAAAATAAATTTAGTCTTTCTTCTATATTCATAGTTTCATTTTTTGGTTTTGTTGAAACATATATTGGTTTCTTACCTTGTCCACTACTATCCTTACCACCTCTCCCTGCATCATTTTGTGCTGCTCTTTTCCTTTGAGTTGCACTTTCTTTTTCTTTTTTACTCATTCCGGCTGCTTTTGCTGCAGGAACACATTTTGCATAACCTCTTTTTTCTCCCGAAGTTCCACATGGTGGGTGTTTACCATCGATTTTTTTACCGATGTTCACCCATTTTTCTTTAAACCATTTATCCAAATCTTCGTTCATCTATAAGAGTTTCAACATATAAATATAAAAAAATTACTTAAGTAACCAAGTTAGGTTTTCTATTTCACCTCTACCCACTTCCATTTCATATGGATTTTGTTTTAGATGACCTGATGAAACAAATCCTGTGTATTGACTTACTTGAGTTGAGTTTAACATTGTCTTTGTCAAATCAATTCCTTCTTGTTTTAAACGAAGTGCTGTATTACGAACCCAAAGTCCAATTGCCAATGCCATTGTTAAGTCATCATTATATCCTTTCATTGCTTCCGCTCTACCGGCAGTCCAAATGAATGTAAATAGTTCATCTATAAGTCTTTGAGAACGAATTAGGATATCTTTACCATTTATGTATGTATCTAAAGTAGAAATAATAAGAGGTCTTGTTTTTGATGTTGTACCAAATCCTGCAACCAATTTCTTTTCATCTCTATAAAACTTATTAGACATTTGTTTTTCAACATCGATATATTTTAAATCATTACTCATATAGAATAAATTACCATATCCTCTATCAATTACCTGTTGGATAGTTGCCCATCCTACATTTGAGTTTTCTATAATTAATAGTGCGTTATTCCATTCTGTGGATACTGCTACTAAAAAGTTTCCAAAATCTTTTGTTTCAATTTTACCTTTATATTCTGCAACTTGTGAACTATCTTCAATATCAATAACTTGGAATGTAGAATAATCCGAACCATCACCTCTCGCGACATCGGCAACTACCATATATGCTCTATTGTAATTAGGATGTTCCCATTTCCAATAATTTCCGTCAAACCCACTTTTTTCAATCGGGTCCATAACATATGTGTCTTTATACCATGTTAATAATGCTGGGTCGATTACAGTATCTCCTGAACCTACGAAATCACAATCACACTCTTGTGCTGCACCTTTTACTCCCAATATACGAGTTTGTTCATCTCTCCATGATTGATTTCTTTCAGGATGAACAGTCCAATGTAAATTTATATTATTAAATCCGTTTGCACCACTCTCACCATCGACCCACATTTTATGGAACCAGTTACCCACACCATTCGGAGTAGATAATACAATTGCAGAACCACCCGTTGATAATGTAGATTGTGCCGATAACCAAATTTCATCAATATCTCTAATGAATGCAGCTTCATCCACAACTAACAATGACAATGCTTCCGAACGACCCGCGTCTGGAGAACTTGCGATTGCTTTTACTTGTGAACCATTTTTTAATTTAAGGGAAAGTTTATTATCTTCTACTGAACTATTACCACCATCTCTTAACCATACAGGAAGTAAGTCGTGCATTACTCTTACCTTTTCAACTAAGTTTTTTGCTACAGTTACTTTTGTTGCAATAACCAATGCGTTAAAGTCTTGGTTAAATAACATTTTCCAAAGAATAAATCCTGCTGATAATGTTGATAAACCCAACTGACGGGATTTAAGAATAATATTTAATCTATTTTCTTTAAAATCCGTTAAACACTCCTCCTGGAAAGGATAAAGGTGAAAGGGTATTTTTCCTCTCACCGGGTGCTGAATAACACAATACTTCTTCATAAAGTAAATGGGGTCTAACGCACATTTACGATATTCTTCAGCTATTATTTCTTTTAATGACTTCTTAGGTTGCCCTTGAACTCCCATTATTTTTTAAGTTTCAATTTCCAATACA